TGTCGGATATCCAGACATACGCCTTCTCCTGTTGAAATGGATCTGCATTTAAGCAGATTTCTTCCTGGCAATCGCTGCCGGCTGGTTATCAATCCACTTCTCGATCGCTTTCCAGTCGTAAAAGCACATGCTGTTATCACGCGGTGCGCCATCGGGCGATACGTGCTTATACTCACGCCCCTCCATCCATGAAACTTCACGGGCAGTTTTGATGGTGTTTTTCTTCATGCCAGTGATGGTCATTAGAACGGATTCAGATACCCACTTGCTCGGCATCAGCTGAACAACGTTTTCCATATCTACTCCTTATACGGCCAGTTCCAGACCAGCACGATGCAAATAAAAACGACGAGCCATATGAAGAACTCGCCCGGGGAGATGTCGCGGATGGTGTTCATGATGGCGGCATAATTGAGTTCATGCTTGAAGCCAGATCTGATCGGTACTTTGATAGGTCTTTATCGAATTCTTTAAAGGAAAGGTTTTTCCTGCACTTCTGCAACGTGTACCCACAGCGGGCCATGTACCAGAGGAACGTGTCGACGACATAGATATGGCCGTCGCGTGCATTGCCATTCTCGTTCGCATTCTGGATTATGTTGTGCATGGCTTTAAAGAGGTCTTTCTGGTCATGGAAATCACGAAACTCAGGCGGCATGTAATCACCGCTTTTTAGCCAGGCATAAAGTGGATCATCAGACATAACAACTCCTCACGCAGAGCGCGATAAAGGTTAATAGGGATGTGTTGATAACTATTGAAATTTGATAATTACCAAATTAAATTAATAGCCAGTGCATAGAAGGAATAAATTTGATTTAAAATTGTATAATTATAGGGGGCATGATGAGGTTCATAGTGTGTTTAGAGTGCATGAAAATTGATGGTGTTTTGGATGAGCCATTCCCTATAGGGGATGGACTAATGATAACAAACAATAAATCTCATTTTAGTCAAATTATTAGAGCAAAGCATCTGAATGAGTCACTTGGAGGACTTGAGACTTCATCTTTTGAATTGCCTGGAGCAGTGGTTATTTTTAAAGATATGGAAGTAGATAACCCTGAAGATGATTTTCCAGAATTGAATTTTTTCCTCAGAAGTGTTAGGGCATACTTGGTGTTTCTATGGTTAATTAAAGATAATAGTATAAGGTATGGTATCGGATATGCCTACAATCAAAAGTTAAAGAACTACCGCATAAGAAGTAACACTTTGGGTAATCCTTACTTCAATGCCAATGGGGAGATTTCAGAAGTACTATTCAGTAAAGATGAAATACTTAATAGTGGATTTTTTGTTGGTAACTTTGTATCTGCATGCAAACAAGAAGACTTCCCGAGCAAAACAGCCATTACTAAGTATGGTAAAAGTAAGATTAATAGAATGGAGATTGCAGGCCTTCATCTTGAGCAATCGAGGACTGCTTACGATCTTGGGCTGAAAATATCAAATTATTGCTCATTCTTTGAATGTCTTTTTAGCACAAGCACAAATGAGTTGACGCATCAACTTTCAGAGAGGATGGCTTTATATTTGGGTGATTCAAAGGATTCTAGAAAAGAAATTTACTCGCAAGTTAAAAAGGCCTATCAAGTCAGATCCTCTGTGGTTCATGGTGGTCTTATATCTAAGAGGGATTTTTCCGTTATTCAAGAAACAGCTTCGTTTTGTGATGATATAGCAAGATCTATTTTGAAAAATTTATACTCTAATATTGAGCATCATAAAATGTTTGCATTTGAAGATGACAAGGTAATAACAGATTTCTTTATGGATCTTTTGTTCAGAGATTGATTTATTCATTGGTTTTTTAGGGGGGGAGTCAACCCGCTAATATTGGCGGGTTTGAAAGAATATGCGAGTCTTCTTCAACTTAGTATTTTTTACCCCCATTTTTTTGGTCGATTTCACGTTCATTAATTATCGCGAAACCTATAAGAAGCTTACTGCTATCGGTAGGTGAGCACTCAAGTGATGCTGCCAGTATGGGTTGCAGGGCGGGCGAATAACAAATTGATGCCCTCGGGAAGGCCTGTGAAATCGGAGTCGTCAAGTGGTCCAGCGTTAAGCCAGTGGTTGCCCGAAACCTCCACCTGGAAAACAGGCTCCTGCTTCTCCAGCTCTGCCAGCTTCGCCTCTGCAACTCTTGCTCTATCAGCCCAATGATTATTAGCATCGAACATCATTCGGCATCGCTCCTCTGCTCCAGCTTTCTCAGCCTCTGCTGCTTCTGCGCGCTGCTCCAGCGCCCGGAATCCTTCTTCAACCGTGGTTTTGTTAAGCCACTGACCGTCATCGGCAGGAATCATTACCACTTTCCCATCCTGAATGACTCCGTAGAATGACTCTGGCAACTTAACCGGCTGCGCGGTCAGGGCAGCATGGGCGATCACGGCCGCATTGAATGATGCGTCTGCAAGCAAAGTGTTCTGTCCTTTCTCTGTGCGCCAGTTGCACCACTCAACCAAAGCCTGCTTCTCTTCGTTTGTCATGATGGCTCTCCTGCGAGAATGGCGGTCGCATAGTAATAAGGGACTGACTCGCCACGAACTATGAACTGCTGTTCAGGTCCGTCGCCTTCGGCTACGCAAACAGTTGGCTCTTCCCGGCCACTCACAATGCTGTATTCAGCGCTATTGCAGTCTTCTTCTTCCGCCCACTCCTGCGCTGCTGACTCTGCATCATGCGCTTCAATTTCACATGCATCCTCGCGCTCTGAACCCATATCAGGGCACCACACTAAAAATGTTTTCATTCTCTTACCCCTTATGCCGCTGTCAGGCTCAATGCCGCGGCGGAAATAGTCAGATTGCAGGCAACAAAAAACCGCCTGAAGGCGGCTATTTATAAGAAATTAAAAGGGATTAAATTCCCATGCGGTATTCTTCGTACGTACGAGGTTCCGAGTCACCTTTTTTGCGGAAGACAAGCATCTCTTCCTTCCGGTTCGTAACGTACCGTGACCGAAATCCGCGTCGGGCCGCCGGATGCCTATCTTCCTGAACCAGCGAAGCCCGGCAAGCGTAAGAAAAAGAAAGAAGAGGATGATTTCTGATGGCTAATCCGATATCAGGTATGGGACGTGCGCTGTCAAACCTTCTGGCCCGCGCCGTGGTTCGCGGACTGAACACGGCTACAAAGTGCCAGATGCTTCAGGTTGAAATGGCTGGGGGCGAGGGGAAAAGCGATATAGAACACATGGAGCCTTATGGCTTTACCGCAGCGCCGCTTACCGGTGCAGAGGCCGTGGCCGCCTACTTTGACGGTGACCGATCTCACGGTGTGGTGCTGGTCGTCTCTGACCGTCGCTACCGCATTAAAGGGCTGAAGACTGGCGAAGTAGCGGTGTATGACGATCAGGGACAGTCGGTGACGCTGACCCGTGCAGGAATTGTTGTCAATGGCGCGGGTAAGCCGATCACCTTTACCAACGCGCCAAAGGCCCGGTTTGAAATGGACATCGAATCTACCGGTGAGATCAAAGATAAGTGCGACTCTTCCGGCCTGACCATGTCAGCCATGCGCATAGCCTATAACGGTCACTACCATAAAGAGAACGGCTCCGGCGGCGGTACTACCGACGCGACAGCGCAGAAAATGGTGGCGCCATGATTATTGTGATTAATGGCGTTCAGCGTGACGTGACGTGGCCGCCTGACCCTCTGACACGCGCTGTGATTATTTCCCTGTTCTCCTGGCGAAAGGCTGAGCCTGACGATAACCCCGAGCAAGATAGTGGGTGGTGGGGCGATAGTTTCCCAACCGTTCAGAACGACCGAATTGGGTCGCGCCTTTACCTCCTCAGCCGTCAGAAACTTACCAATAAAACACCACTAAAAGCCCGTGAATATATCAGCCAGGCTTTGCAATGGCTGGTGGATGACGGCGTGGCTGTTCGTGTGGATGTGAAGGCCGAGCGAACCGGCATTGATACGCTAAGCGCCTCGGTGGTAATCAGTCAGAAAGACGGCAACCGCACGGCATTTTCCTTTGATGATTTATGGAGTGACCTTAATGGCTGACAGTGGATTTACCCGCCCGACACTCCCTCAGTTAATTACCACCATCCGCAACGATATTCTTACCAGACTGGCTGCAGATTCAACGCTGGCGGCATTGCGCCGCACTGATGCCGAAGTGTATGGCCGGGTTCAGGCAGCAGCAGTACACACCGTTTACGGTTATATCGATTATCTGGCGCGCAATCTCCTGCCAGACTTGGCAGATGAGGACTGGCTGACGCGACACGCCAACATGAAGCGATGCCCGCGCAAGGCGGCTACGTTTGCGGCGGGGTTAGTCAGGTGGGATGTGTCAACCGATGGCATCCCCATTCCAGCCGGTGTGACAATTCAGCGTGACGATCTGACTTCGTTCACCACGACTGCCAAAGCCACTTCAGCGGGTGGCGTTCTGCGTGTACCGGTCATCTGCAATACCCCAGGTAAAGTCGGTAACACCGATGACGGACTTGCCATGCGGTTGGTCAGCCCGATTACCGGCCTGACTTCCGCTGGTGTGGCGGACAGCATTCAGGGCGGAGCTAACGTTGAGGACGTCGAGGTGTGGCGGGCGCGAGTCATTGAGCGCTGGTACTGGACCCCGCAGGGCGGCGCAGACGGTGATTATGAGGTGTGGGCTAAAGAAGTGGCAGGCATTACCCGCGCCTGGACATACCGGCACTGGAGCGGGCGTGGAACAGTCGGTGTCATGGTGGCAAGCAGCGACCTCGTAAATCCCATCCCCGATGCAGCTACAGTGTCCGCCGCGCAGGCTTACATTGAGCCTCGCGCACCGGTTGCAGGTGCTGACATTTACGCGTTTGCTGCATCCCCCCACGTTGTTGATTTTCAGATAAGACTAAACCCGGATACGGAAGAAGTCAGATACGCAGTGGAGGCCGAACTACGTTCAATGATGCTGCGTGATGGCGTGCCAGAAGGTGTGTTTAAACTTTCACGTATCAGCGAAGCAATCAGTATCGCAACGGGTGAGTACAGCCATACGTTGGTCAGTCCGGCGGCTGATGTTTCGATTGCAAAAGGTGAGGTCGGCGTAGTGGGGACTATTTCATGGACCTGACAGCTCAGTACCGCCAGATGCTTGGTGCGCTTCTGCCTCGTGGCCCTGCGTGGGATGCAGACGATCTGCTGCTGACGGGATTTGCACCTTCACTGGCTGCAGTTCACGGTCGCGGCGACGCACTTATGCTTGAAACCGATCCCCGCTCTGTTACAGAACTGATTGATCGGTATGAACAGATTAGTGGACTGCCGGACAGCTGTGCGCCGCCCGGCGTTCAAACACTGCAGCAAAGGCGACAAAGGCTCGATGCAAAACTGAACCTGCCGGGGGGCATTAATGAGACATTTTATCTTTCTCAGCTCAGGGCGCTTGGCTATAACGATGTGACAATTACACGTTACAACAAAAGCCAGTTCACCTGCCTCTCTGACTGCACAGACTCTCTTTATAGCGATGAATGGCGTTATTACTGGCAGGTCAATATGCCTGTGACAACACAGATAGCACCGATGACAGCTATCAGCAACTGCACGGATAGCCTCAGAACATGGGGAGACACCGTCGCAGAGTGTGTGCTCAATAAATTGGCCCCCTCTCACACCTACGTAATTTTAAGATATCCGGAGTAAACATGCATCGTATCGATACTTCTACCGCTCAGGTGGATAAATTTGGCGCGGGTAAAAATGGTTTTACCGGTGGTAACCCACAGACAGGAGAATTACCCACTGCACTGGATGCAGATTTCTTTGATTCAGTTCAGAAAGAAATTTCATCGGTAATTGAATCTTCAGGAGTGGCTCTGGATAAATCAAAAAAAAATCAGCTCGTCACAGCAATCAAAGCATTGGTAAGTTCCGGTCGACTTTTAAATAAAAAAATATTCTCCAGCTCAGGAATTTACAGTCCTACAACTGGAACCAAATTGATTATTGTTGAGGCTATAGGTGGCGGAGGGGCGGGAGGAGGCAGTGTTGCTACCACTTCTGTCCAGCAGTCCTCTGGAAGTGGAGGTTCTTCTGGAGGGTATGTGATGGCATCTTTTACTTCAGGTTTCTCAGGAGCGAGTTTTAATATTGGTAGTGGCGGATCTGCAGCAGTTGGAGCTAACGGAGGCGGCGGCTCAACAACAAGCTTTTTGACAATAAATGCAGGAGGGGGGAGAGGAGGCTCTGTTGGCACGGCTTCAACTTCTGCGGTTATTTCCGGCACGGATGGTGGAATTGCATCTGGGGGTGATATCAATGCAATTGGGTCCTTTGGAAATAGCGGCATCGTTTACACTGCTACGGTAGCGCTAGGCGGTTTCGGTGGGTCAAGCAAAGTTTATCCAGGAAGTGGAGGTGTAGCTAGGGCGTCTGTTGGTGATGGCTTTGCGGCTGCTGGATATGGCTGTGGCGGGGGCGGTGCAAACTCTGGCGCATCTGGGATTTCAAGAGCCGGTGGCATTGGAACTCAAGGTTTAATCATTATTTGGGAGTACGCATAATGCCTGGAAAATACGCTCTAATCCTAGATGGTAAAGTTATCAGTTGCATCGTATGGGACGGCCCTGATGCATCACCAATGGAATTTAACGATGGCGTGACTTATGCTGTAATTGATGAGGGTACGGATATTCAGCCAGCGCCTGGCTGGAACTATGTGAGTGGAAAGTTTTCACCACCTATACCAAGCAAAGAAGAACAAAATGAAAATGATATCAGGAAGAAAGAAAGCAACGTAAGCTTGCAATTATCACTAATCAACGACGCAACACAAAAAATCAGCCCTTACCAAACTAAGCTTTTGATTGGCAGGAAACTAAATGATAAAGAGAGCTCTCTGCTTAATGCATGGCTTGATTATATTGATGAGTTGAATGCAATGGATCCCAACACAGTTGATGATATTAACTGGCCAGAAATGCCATCTTGAGTCCACTCACTACTTGCAGCCCGTGCAGGCTGCAAGTATTAGCATCTATTTTCTGTGGCTGGAAATCCAACCGTATCTGAACTTGTTTTCAATGAATCTATAACTCAACTCTGCAAGCAACAAACTTCCAAAGAGAAAGAGAGCTACATGTGCGACTGACTCAAGCCAAGTGGTGCTCTTTACACCATACAAGAAAAACCTTCCCACTAAGACCAACACTATGAAGTGAGTAAGATAAATCGAATATGACCGGGATCCGATATAATCGCAAATGGCCCTAATGAATACACCACGAGCAAAGAAATTTACGTTCAAGCTTGCCAATAGCACAAAAATTCCAGATAACAGTGCGGTCAATCCGGTTTGATAAAATACTACAGGATTCGGATTGGTGAAAAATGCAAGGAAAAATGTTAACGATATGAATGTTAGAGCTGCAACCCACGCTCGACTGGGGATGTAGTTTCTAATAAAATAATTGATATTTTTATGGTTCAAAACTGCAATTATAACACCCAGTGCAATAGCATCCGTTCTGACGGGCCACGCGAGAGGGGTTTGACTATTTAAAGTCCTCGGTATAAAAAACTGAATCAGGAAAGCTGTAAGCATGAAAAAGCACAGTTTTTTGTTATTCATTGAAAAGAGTATTATCGGCAATAAGAGATAAAACTGATTTTCTAATGAAAGGCTCCAGTAAATGCCCAGATTCCCACACGTACCTTCTTGCCTACACATGGGGAAATACATGTTTTGAGTCTGAGTGATAGAGAAAAATGCTGACTTAAGCATATCAGATGGCGTAAGGAAGGCATGGTATTTTTCAAGAGCAAAAGAAAGAATTATCGAAACTATAATCCAGAATATGGCTGCAGGCATGAGCCTCCATATTCTTTTTATGTAGAATTGCCTTGCTTCTCTTTTAAAGCTACCAAAGTCTAATTCATTTAATTTTTTATCCAACAAGCCTTTTGTAATAAGAAACCCAGAAACACAAAAAAACAAATCAACACCGCTGCCGAATTTACTTACGCTTATCACTTTAAAGTAAAAGGAGTCTGGTGCCAGAATGCCCGGAATGTGAGCAAGTATGACGAATGCAATAGCAAGAGTTCTTAGAACCTCAATATCGTGATTTTTTTTATCCATAAATAAACATGTCTCTTGCCAAAATAAGGATATTTAAAGATTCATTATTCGGCTTAATTTTGGGGAATTACATCATAATATTAGTAGATGATACCACCAGATGCCTAAATGTCACACCTCGCTACTATGAAAATCTAGCGAAAATACTGCCACAAAAAAAAGCCCGGCGACCGGGCAATGACTCAGTCGCGCCCCTCTGAGCAGGCTGCGGGATGGGTGATTTGAGATTAGTCACTCACCATTTCCCTCGCCAACTAAAAACCTCTTACGCCTCAACCTCTTTACAAATCTGTGAACTGGTCCGCCTTGATCAAAAGTACCGATCGATATTACTGTTTATCCATACAGTATTTATCAGAGGAGGATTTATCATGGCGAGAGAGAGTGACATACAGGCTGCGTTCATGGGCGCGATAACGAAGGACGCCCGAGGCAGGCAGATTGTGACCACTGCGGCGTTCCAGAAGCGTCTTGATGACCTAAACCACGTATGGACACTGCAGGAATGCAATCGTTGGATACGGCGTTACCAGAATTTCTTCTTCGAGCTGGTTACCGAGGAAAGCGAGAATAAGACCTGGGCTCTCCGCAACATGGGATATGTGAGGTAGCTATGGGATTTCCATCACCAGCTTCAGATTACGTAGAGCGGCGCATTGACCTGAACGATGTACTGATGCCTAACCGCAACAACATGATCCTGATTGAGACGCCTGATGGGTTCGTGCTGGCTGATAAGTCACTGAAGCCAGTGCCGGGCGACAAGGTCGCATTCCAGCTCGGCGAGTTCCCGCAACTGGGCAGATTGTTCACTACAGGGATTATCACCTCAGACGGTGAGACGATAGACGGAGAGGGCATGGAAGGGATTATCGTGCTGGGGAAAGTGACGGCGGAGGTTGTGTCCGTTTATGAGCCAAGCAGGCCGATTATTTAGCCGTAGCACACATGTAGCACAAAAAAATACCGCAAATCACCTCAAAACCACCACGACAGCAGTTTGTGACTTGCGGTATGTCTCTGTAAAACCACGTCTCAACGCACAGCAACCTGATATGCTAAATATTCAAAGTGAAATTATGAATATGCAGGTTTAGTGAGCTGATTCCGCTGAACAAGGCACGCCTGCGTGGCAGTGGA